TCACATTATTGTTTGTGTTGGTAGTCGGGTTTGTGGCATAGTCAATAACGCCACCGCTCGTTCCCAAAGTTCCACCGCCGACTCCTCTTTCTTCGCTGTCCATTTTATTTTTTTGCGTAAAGAAGTTTTTGAATTTTTCAATGGCCTTATCTATCCACTCTATGAGGGATTGGATTGTATCAATCACGCCATTGATAATGTCGATAATCGTATTAAATGCCGTATCAAAAACCGGTGCCACTAGAGGGATGCTATCTTTAATGAAATTATAAACTTTTTCAAGTATCGGAAACAAACTGACTTTCAGCAAGTCCCAGACGTTCTCAACCACACTGAAAATCCCATCAAAAACATTAACCACCGTGTCCTTAATTGTTCCGCCGTTTTGGTCCCAGAAGTCTTTTAGTTCTAGGAAAATAGGCACAAGGTTTTCATTGATAAATTTCCAAACGCCCTCCATGACTTCAACGATTTTTTCAAACACAGTCCGGGCAATCTCTTTTATCTGTGGCATATTCGCCTCAAGCCATTCCCAAAAAACTTTAAAGGCAGGAACAAGGTACTTTTCGGAGAATGCAAATATCTCCTTGAAAATATCCTCTATTACTTTAAAAACTATTGCTACCGTTTCCTTAATTTCTGGCATATGCGCAATAACCCAGTCCATGAATTTCTGGAAGGCTGGCATCAGCGAAGCGCCGATAGTAGTAGTGGCCGCCCCAAAAGAGCGTTTAATCTGGTCCATTGTGTCCGTTAGTACAACGCCGGAATCTATGACGTCATCGCCTAACACTAAACCCAGATCATGGGCTTGCTTTTTCATCGCTTCAGCAGAATCAGCGCCAGCGTTTAACAAAGGCGCCAGTTCGGTCGCCGACCTACCCATTAACTCAGATGCTAAGGCAGTCCTTTTTGTTTCATCCTCCATTCCCTGCAAGGCGGTGATTGTTTCGTTTAATAGTTGTTCTTGATTTTTCATCGAGCCATCTGCGTTTGTGACAGAAACGCCTAATTCGTCAAAGCTGTCTGAATAAGTCTTTACTCCTTGAGATGCCTCATAAGCTGCCTTTGATAGAGTTTTAACGCCCGTCTGAAGACCGTCAACATCAGCACCAGATTGGGACAAAGCAAACGCCCATTCCTGGTAGGCATCTCGGCTTATCCCTATTTTCTGGCTCATCTTGTCAACTTCGTCAGCGCTTGCAGCCGATTTTGTGGCCAGACCAACCAAAGCAGCGCCACCGGCAGCCACCGCAATACTCCCGGTTTTCGCAGCCTTTTTAAGCCCACCCAAAGATTTATTTACTTTTTGCATTTTGCTTTGAAAGTCTGAATTGTCTGCTTTAATTTTCATCAATAGAGTTCCCAAATCTGCCACTTACTCACCTTCTTTTTCTTTACGCATTTTGTAAAAAGCAACCCACTCGTTAAATTCTTTCGCCCCCATATCTCTATGCAATTGTCCGACTGTCATGCCTAATTTTTCAGCCAGTACAAAAGCAAACTGTTTGAGTGGATTGCCTCTTAGTTTTTTTCCACTTCCTCCGATTCGAGTCCGTTTAATTTACTGGCGACTTGAAAAATCTTATCAACCACAGAAGCCGGGAGTTTACCCACAAGTTCAATATCAGACTCTTTGAAAACTCGACCCTCTGAATCGTAGAGCGTTTTAATAACCAATTTTTCCTTGGCGTTCTTCGTGACATATTGAATCGTATTTCCCACTTGTTTGTATAGACTTGATTCGTACTCGCTCGCATCTTTGGCGTTCATCTCACGCACAAAATACTTGTCGCCGTTGATTTCTATTTCTTTTTCATCAAACTTTACTTCAAATAAATTATCTCTGCCCATTAAACCTCTACCTCCGTTGTAATGTTAAAACTTACCGTCTCCTCAATCAACCCGTCAACGCTTGCAGAAATGCTGTTGCTGTTCATTACCGCAAAAAACCTAAAAGGGTCGCCATCGCTTGCCGGGTAATACTCAATAATTTTGACTTCTGGTGTGCTAATCATGCCCTGAAAAGTTGAATCCGCTACATAAAACCTACCGAGGTCAGCAGTGCCAGTCACCAATACAGGCTGAAATGTGCGGTAAGCCGACTGAAAAGCCGTATTATCGTGCATATCAGCGGTGGCGTTGAAAGTGTAATCCTTTGCTGTCGCTACCGTAGTTGGAACAGTGTACTCTCCCGATACCGTGATACTTTGCTGTCGCTACCGTAGTTGGAACAGTGTACTCTCCCGATACCGTGATAACCCTTCCAGCATCCACAGAGTCAAAGGTCACCGAGCCGGTTAGCCTGGAAACCCTGTACTCTTCGGTAGTTTCCACACCATCGTCATAAACCACAATCGTGGAGTCGTATGACCAAATATTTTTCCCTGTGTTTTCCCTGTGTCTGTGATTGTATAAGTTTGATTGTCGGAGGTCGAGGTTGCTTCTTCTGTGAAAGCGACAGGTGTTGATTGAATTTTCACCTCCGCCAAATAACCTCTTAAAGCCATTTTTTAACCCCCTAGGATACCACTGAAATTGTGCCTGTGAGTTGAAGTGTACAGGAAAACTCAACCTTGCCATCAACACTCGCACTGATTGAGAGTGAAGAAACATAAGCATCTGCTTCAA